GCACGCTTCCCTCTGACGTCACCGGCGAGCCAACCTTGCACCACCAGGTCCGTGTTCCCGCGCAGCACGGGGGCACTCACCGGAGCCTCCGCTTTGTATAAAGTGCAGGCCGCATGAAGCTTTGCGCCCTTTGGTACCGGGTTCCATATTCGACGTACAACCAGTGATCAGTACCGGCGGTCACCCGACCCGGCCCGGCGTCGATGCTGACCAGTAGCGCTCCTGTGTCCACGGGTGCGCGGCGCCGGGCGTCGGCTGCGATCTCGTCCACAACCCTGTCCCGGGCGCGCTCAACCAGCCGGTGAGCCTCCGCCAACCCGTCGCGGTCGATCGTGAACCTCATGCCTTCGCCGTCCTCTACGTCGGGCGATCCTTGCGACCCGATCTACTCGGGCCGGTCGTGCTCATGCCGCCACTCAGGTAACCCGCTTGAGCTCCAACTCAAGATCGGCCGTGTTACCGGCCCCGCCAGGGTCCGTCACGTTCTCCACCGTGTAGATCACCCCGCCGTGGGTGTCGTCCCGCAACCGGTCGCCGACCCGCACATCGGTGTCGGACTGCACCTGACCGCTGACCACCCGCACCACCCTCGGCGCGCCCGTGGCACCCCCCGACACCCGGCTAGTGCGCTCCCGGATCGCGGCAGACAGACCCGCCCTGACCACCGTGTCGGCGTCCACCACATCGAGGTAGACATCGGTGCTCGTGCCACGGAGGACCGACGCGAGACATGTTGCTAACGCGTACATCACCCACCCCCCATCGGAGACCAGGCGAATGCGTCATCACTGGCCTCGGAGAGCGGATTGGTGACGTGGCCTGACCCGTCCAGGAACGGGCTCCTGACGTGCAAGCTGCGGCTCTTCAGCCACGAGACACGCTTGAGCGCCCACTTAGCCAATGGCGCCAGCACCATGCCCGTCCCGGTGACCGGCGCGGCCCCCGGAACGGCGGTCAGATCCATTCTCTTGAACAGGTCAGGCTGAGCGGTGATCCACGCGGCCTGATATGCCACCGCCGCCTTGAGCCACCCTTTGTCACGACTGCCGGTGCGGGGCTCAGCGGCATAGGTGCGGCCAGCGAAGACGTCGATGACGATCTGAGCCTGGGCAAGCTGGGCAGCGGTCACCGTGACACCGGTCATGGTGGTGGTGTCCTCAACCGTCGCCCAGCTCACGGCTCAGCCCTTCTGGCTCACGGCAACGGCATCGGTGCCTCGCTGCTGCTCGACCTCGGTGTAGACCCGGCCCGCGCTGACGGTGAGTGCCGCGTCGGGATCAACGTCGGCGGGCACCACTTCGACGGAATAGGTCAACTCGCTGGAGACCTGATCTCGGACCTCGGGGACCTCATGGGTCTTGACCAATGTGGCCTCGCCCTTGGGGTGCAGGCCACGCTGAATGGCCTCTTCCTGCACCCGGACCTTGTTGTCCTGGTGGATTGGGTGCTCAGGACCGAACTGTCCGAGCACCACGAAGGTCTTGTGGTAGTGCATCCCATCGGAACCATCGGCGCTGCGGTGCGCGACCTCGGTCTCATCATCACCAGCCAAAGCTGGGAACTGCTCGGTCCCGGCACCAGCCTGCTCGCCGGGTTCGTCGGTGTTCGCGACCGGAAGGGCTATCTCCTCCGGCTCGGCGTCGGCCTGAGTCTGCTGGATGGTCTTGCGCACCATGAGTGGGTCCTTTCCGACCGTGGGCTCATCCGAGTGGGGCTGGTGCCGGGGGCAGGTCGAGGGCTACCCCCAGCACCAGGTCAGGGTCAGACGGCAGGCATGGCCTCAAGAATTGCGGCGGCACCCTGGTGCCCGAGTGCGAAAGCGCGACGGGAACGCATCTTGAGGATAGATTCGTCAGTCAGCGCGGCCAGGCCATTGCGGCCGTCGATGAACACGTACTCCGGACCGGAGCGCACGCCCATCATGAGGAACTGGGAATTGACGACCGCGAACAGCGGGTTGCCGGTCGGTGCAGAAGTCACGGTGGCGCTGGTGCGGGCACCCAGTGACCACGCAATGGGGTAACCGAAGACCCGGTCCGGGGTGGGCGCCTGGCCGCCACCTGCGGTGCCATTGCTGGACTCTTGGAAGATCGGCCGGTTCTGACTGTCGAGAACCTCACGCAGCCGGGCCTTGAAGCTGGGGTGCGCGATGACGACGGTGTTGGCCTCGTCGAAGTAATCGCCCTGCTCGACCTTGCCGAGAATGGCACTGAGGTTGGCGTAGGTCAATGCACCGGCAGCGGTCTGGATTCGGTTGGCGTTGGCGGTGTAGCCGGTGACCGCATCGGCCTGGGTGAGAATCCAGTAGAGCGAGTCGAAGGCAGCGCCAGAGGTGGCCCGCGCCACCGTGACGCCCAGGGCGGCGTTGTCCAGGGCCTTGGCGTAGGCGGTGGCCCAGTCGACCGACTTGGCGTTGACCACGTCGGCAATGGTGTCGTCAACGTCCTCTTCGGCGATGCGGACCGCCGTGCCGAACTTCTGCGCCCGCAGAATGACCTCGTCATTGGCGGTGACGTCCTCAGGGTATGTACCACCCTTGGCCACCAGCGAAATGCCGACACCACCGGAGCGGGGCGTGGACTTGGTCTGGGTCTTCATTGGCACTCGGCGGGCGTAACGCTCTATCGCCGACATCTGCATGATGCGCTGAATGACCGTGGAGTCATATTCAACGGGAACCCAGGCTTCCATGGTGGCGCGAGCCGCACCAGCAATGGCACGAATCTCGGCACCGGAAGCGGTGTAACCGATGATGTCACCGGCATCAACTGCCGGGACGGTGGGATCGAACATGTCGAACACACCCGCGCTCTTGATCAGCGGGTGAGTGCGGGGGCTCATGGGATGCCTCTCGTGGTGCGCGATGGGTGGGAGGGGGCTCCGGCCCATCGCGGACCACGGGGCTTGCTTCATGGGGCTCATCGGGGCTGAATCACTCGGCCCCATCTGCTTCTACCGGCGGATGCTACACCTACACCCCCAGGTCCGCCGCAATCTTCTCGCCGATGGACTTGGCCTTGCCGTTGTCGCCGCCTCGCGGCTTGCCTGAGGCGTCCAGCTTGGGGGCACGCTTGCGCTGCCCGTCAGCGGAACGGAACAGCTCGGGGTAGTCGGCCTTGATGCCGTCGATCTGGGTGTCCAGCCCGACCACATCCCCGTCGTCGTCCACGTCCACGTCGTCCATGTCGATCAGCCGCAGCAACTTCCTGACCCGCTCGGGACTGGCGTCGTTGAGACCGGCCTCCAAGAACCCAGCCTTGGCGGCCGAATGGATGGCCACCGGCTTGTACCGCTTCTCGGCATCTTCGGCCGCCTGCTTGACCTTCTCGTCCTCACCCTCCTTGGGCTTGGACAGCTCCTTGGCCTTCAGTCGGTGCTTCTTGGCCTCGGTGTTGGCGCGGGTCAGCGCGGCCTGTGTTCGCTTCCATTCGTCTTCCGATGGCGCCACATACTTCTTGGGCTTGCCTTTGTCGTCGTCGCCCTTCTTGCCGTCCTTGCCTTTGTCGTCGTCATCATCCCCATCGTCATCATCGTCACCCTCATTTCCGCCACCGGTGGGGTCGATGTTGCCGTCGTCGTCATCATCGTCGTCCCCCTCGGCACCTAGAACGGGCCAGACCGGCTCGCCACTGGTTAGGTAACCGATTGGCTCGAACTCGAAGGGGGTGGGCATAATAGCCATCGCGGCTGTCCTTTCTGCTCAATCACTGAGTTGTTGACTGCTATTGGAGACTCGCTCCAGGCGTCGACGCAACCGCACATCGGCGACCGCGTTGGCCTGCCATAGGAGCTGAACCAGGATGAATGCGACCAACGCGACCACACCCGTCTCGGGTGGAATGGTCACGGTGGCAACTCCCACCGCCACGTAGAGCACCGCTGCCGCGACTCGGCACACCGATGTACGCAGCAACCCGTGATAGGCCACGCGCTCCACTTCGGACGTGGTTTTCTGCCGACCGGTGAGACGGGTCAACGCCCTCACTTGAACGATCAAGCTGATCAGCGAGACCGCCAGGAATATCGCACCCAGCACAGTCACCCTCATGCCCCCGGGGCATTGAGTCGAGTGCGAAGTTGCTCGATCTGCTGATTGGAGATGGTGAGATTGGTCCGCAGCATCGCCACCTCGGCACCGAGACGATTGATCTCAGCGTGGGCCATGTTCAGTTGTCGGGTATGGGCCACCCGTTCCTCGTTGAGCTGGCGTTCTACCTCGGTCACCCGATCGCTGCCACGCACGACTTCCTTCTCAAGTCGATCCATCACTACGCCAGCAGCCGTCACGGTCTTCGAATCCGAATCAGTGTCAAGGTTGCGAATCTCTCCACGATTCTTGAACACAGCACTGACGAACGGAAACAGGCCACCGCTGAAGATGGCGGTGACAAATAGTAAGAGCGTTTGGCCGTTCACAGTTACTTTCGACTCGAACGCAGAATCGGAATTATCCGACCAATCAGACAAGTCGCGATGGCAGCGTAACCAAGACCTGCAATGATGCCGCCCAATCCCAGACCGAGCATGACCCCGAAAGCGTAGATGGCGGCCCCGACGACATTCATACCGTGCCCGACAACCTCAAGGACCCGGTCTGCACGAGCAATACCGGCCAGCGCCAACAGTCCGCCGATGAGCATGAGGATGCCCATGATCCGAATGGTGATCCCGCCACCGAGTTCCGTGAACGCTTTCGAGGTGTCGGTCCCGAACATGATTGCTGCTGTTCCGACGAGAACCCCAAGGATAGGCAAGACGACACTTGCGGGCCTGACCCACCAGGAGTCAGCAACGCGGCCTCGCACCCAGGTCCCGATCTCCCCATACTTGTCAGAGTTCACAGGTTCATCTGTGTTCACAGGTTCATCTCTCCAATCTGAGTTCGTTCTCAGCCACATTATCGTCTACTCCTCACGGCCAGGATTGTCATCGGTCGAAGGATTCTTGGACGGCTTCGGCCAAGTCTTGATTTCGTCGTCCTGATAACCGGCCTCACGCATCACCTGCTCGAAGGGCACCCCGGCCGCGAGCTTGAGGCCAATGGTCTGCCATCCGGCCGCGTCGTCCACGGTGTGCGGTGGTGCCCACAGCACCATGACTTTGTCCTCGATGCCCATGATGCGCAGAGCGAAAGTGAACAGGTCTTGCCATTCTCCGCCGTAGGAGAGCTGGCGGTTGCGGACCTTCTTGACGAACGGCCCATCAGCCTGTGACTGCGACTGGCCGGAGGGAAGTTGGGCGCGCTCATAGTCGAACATGCGCAACGGGGTGGTGCATATCTGGGCACCGAAACGCAGGTAGCGCTCCATCGGCTTTAAAAAGGCGTCTGGGTCCGCCACCTCGAACTGCCCAACCCCCTTGACGCCTCTCAAGTACCACAACGACCCCGGATCGGAGCTGAACTGGCTGCTGCCCTCACTGTCGCGGGTGCCGGTGGTGCTGGTTCCACCCTCACCGTCGATGCGGAACGTGAACTCGTCCTCATCGACGTCCGCGGCCTCGCTGGTGTCCCCGTCGCCCTCGATCAGCGCCCAACGCTGCGGAAACGACTGGTAGTCGACCCCGGCCATGTGGCTGACGATGAGCTTGTTAATCGCATCCTGGGGTCCGTAGAAGCCTTTGTGCTCAGGCTGGCCGTAGGGCCGGTCGTTGCGGAAGTGGAAGACGGGCACCTCGCCGTACGGGTTCTCTACCGGCCAGATGGGGTACTGCTCGCCGGTCAGCTCGTCATACTCGAAGTCGATGATGTAGCGCTCATAGTCCTCAGCTCGCGCACCCTTGGTGTCCGGCTTGGAGATGTAGCGCTCGATCCAATGGGGGTAGAGCAGGTCGACCCGCCACCGCTTGTTCTCCAGTTGCCACCGCTTGATGGCGTGGCTCTTCTTCAGCGGGTTCTCTGTACGGTAGAAGAGGCGCACGGTGTCGGAACTGTTGTAGTAGATGCCCACATCGGCTGGCCCGAGCGAAGCCGGATCATCCCCGTCTTCTGGGATTGGCGGCATGTCATCACGGGGCCACACCATGACGTAGGCGTCACCGAACTCCCCGGCACGCCGGTGAATGTTGGGGGCTTCCAAGTCGAGCTTATTGACTGTCCACAGCTCGACGAGGAGCTGGGTGACGCTGGTGCTATTAGCCTTGACCGCCGCTATCTCCAGCCGGTCGGTGAGCGCGTCCACCGGAGTTTTGGCGAAGTTGAAGACGAATTTGACGCCGCTGCGAGACATGGCCCGCCGCAACCGTGCGGAGGTGAACGCCTCAGGAACGCTGCCCTCGTAATAGCTGGCGGCGCGGGTGTTCTCCTCCACCTTCTTGCCAAGGGCCTTCAGCCCGGTCCCCAAGTCCTCATTGGCGACCGCCAACGGGATAGTGGGTGGAACCACCAGGCTGGGCAGGTTCAGAGGAAAAGTCACAGGTAGCTCCCCGAGGTCACATTGGCCTGCTTTTTCTTGCCCAGGAACACTTCGACGCCTTGGCCGATCGCGTCGACCAGGTCGTCATGGACGCCCTTGGGGAAACTAACCAACTGGGCTTCCGCGTCGAGCAGCCGCTTCTCGTGGACCACCCGTCCGAGCTGGTAGTGATTCAACAGCCGGGCAGCCCGGACCTCCTTGGGCTCATGCTGGTGCACAAGCCGGACGGGGACCCCAATGTTGTGCAGGATCGCCTTCCACGCATCCTTCCCCTGGTTGGATTCCACCAGGACCCCGGCGATGTTCGGGTAGTCCCCCAAGATGGCCAGCACGCGGGCTCGCAGGGCCTCTCCGGGTGCCACCCGCAGTGCCCAGGCGTCCCGTACCACCGCGCGGCGTTCGGGCGCGTAGAAGCCGATGACGGCCAGCGCGGTGAAGTCGGAGCGCTCCTTGCTGGTGACCGCCGGGTCGACGCTCAGAACCTGGTGGGTGAGCGCCGGGAGGGTGCCGTGGCGGATGTCATCAAGTGTCCAGTAGTCACCATTACGAGCCAGCGGGTCATTCTGGAGGTTCAGCATAAAGCTGCGGGTGTGCCGAATCGACTGGAGATACTCCAGGCCCCAGCGCTGCGGCCACATGGACCGTTCCTCGCCGGTCTCCGGGTCGGTGATGAGCGCCGGGTAGACGCGGGCCACGATCTTCTCATCTCGCACCCAGTCGGCGGGCTCGATGAGCACCTTGGACTTCACCAGGTCGTCGATGATGCTGCCAGGCATGGTGGTGGTGCCGACGATCTGAACCACCGCACGGTCATTCATCGGCAGGATTGTGTTGAGAATGGTGCCGAGCCGCTTGTCTTTCTGGTAGACGCTGTAATTGGCCTCATCTGGCTCTGTGTCATCAAGCGTCAACAGATCAGGACGACGGGAGCCGACCTTGGCACCCAGCACCGATGAGTCGATACCCTTGGCCGAGAACACCGCACCGGAGCGGGCCACATAGAGGGCGCGGTTGTCGCTGACATTGGAGCCTTTGAGCCTAATGGCCGGAGCGCACAGGTCGGGGTAGTCGTAGCGGAGCAGCGCGTTGCCCTCCAGCTCACGCTTCACCGACGTCAAGTGCTGCTCGGCCTGAGTGGCACTGTCCGCGAAGGCAGCCACGTACTTACGGCAACCTGTGGCCAGCGCCCACAATGGCAGGATCAGATAGCACCAGGAAGATTTGCCACTACCGCGCGGTGCTACCCACGCCTCACGAATCTCCGCTGGCCCCAGGTCCTTGCGTGCCCACCGCTTGGCGGCCTCGCACAAGTCGATATGGAACTCTGAGAAGCTGATCTGTTCACCGGTCTCCGATGACCGCAGGTGGTGCGGGAGATAGAGCAGCGCGAAGAGCAATGGATCCAGGGCGCACAAGGCCCGCCGCCCCTCGGCTACCCCCAGCAGGCGCGTGTCGATGCCGCAGAGGTAGGCGTCCAGGTCGAATGGCTCCATGGAAGCCGAAGCCGGGTGGGGCCGTCTTCGTTGCGGGGTCTTGCACGCTAAAGCCACGCCACTGCACCTGCATTGATGGCGAGATGAACCGTGTTGTCGGCGATGATCAGGAGCCAGACAGCGAGCCACGGTGGCGTGTCAGACGGGTATCCAGTGGCTCTGGCGTCCGCCCATGAAGGCCGATGCGAGGCTGGGGCCAGTTGGTTCTTGGCCCACACGAGATGGCGCGCCAACCGGTAGCGGTCAATCACGGCATGCGTGCCCACGATGACCGCCAGGGCTAGTGGTGACCGTGTGACCAGCAGGAACGGCAGGCCGTAGGTCAGCGCGTGGACGACTGCGGGCCACCAGCGCTTCGTTTTCTCGGTCGCCATCCAGTGGCTCTGGAGGAGATAGTCTCCGACCAGGTGGGCGAGGAGCAGTCCGAGTACCGTCTCAGCACTCATCGGTCCTCCATATGTTGAGCCTCGACAGCATTCTTAGCTCGTTGCTCACGGATGAGTTCGGCAAGCTCCAGCTCTGCCGGGTCGGGCTGGTGCACGGTGGCATCGACCCGCTGCGGTGCATCGAGGCCGAGCAGCTTGGACCGACGTTCCTGAATGCGCAGCAGGGTGGCAATGGCCTGAAGGACGGGGCCGTCGTCAAGCAGGGGGCTCCGGGTGTCCTCCTCATCCTCAGTGGGCTCTGGGCCGTCGTAGACGATCCTGCCGCCCGAGATCGTGACGTGGTGGCGTTCGAGGACCGCCATTGCCTGATCGGTCAAGTGGTTCAACAGCTCGGTCTGCTGGCGGATCACTTCCATGGCGGGTTCGGCGATGATGTCGGCGGTCGCCCGCGAGATGGCCTCGGAGACATTGCTCTGGGTGGCGTACCCGAGTGTCTCGGCGATGTGCTTCAGGGTCTTGCCCCGGGAGCGCAAGCGCAGGGCCTCAGCGTCGCGCTCGATGGCCTCCACAGTGCGGATGTACCTACCCTGGCCGTCCCTGGCCGCCTTCTTACGGCCAGGGCTACCTACGGACGCCGAACTGGCGGGGACCTCATGCTGGTCCCCGCCGTTCGGAGGTAGGTCAGTGGCCATTCAGATATCAGCCCCTGTACCCGCGCTGCCAGAACGCGGCATTAGTCCTCGGACCGATGATGCTTCCGTCAGCATCGGGGCCACCCACGCCCATCTGTTGCTGGGCACGCCGGACCACTTCTTTGGTCTGGTCCAGGTAATTGCCGGTCGCGGGAAGTAGCGGCAGTTCGGGCTGCCAGTTG